TAAACTAAAAAACAAACCTATGGGAAAAAAATGTAAGAATAAGCTGCCCGAGAAACAAGCTAAATTGGTGAATGATTTCTCACCTAAAAATGAGAAACAAAGTGAGTTGATTAGAATGATAGAAAATAAAGAAGTGTCAATAATTACCGGTCCCGCTGGGACTGGTAAGACATATGTAGCTTTGGCTACAGCTTTATCAATGCTTAATGAAACGTATAAACAAGTAGTACTTGTCAAGTCTGTAACTACTATTCCAGGTGAGGAAATAGGATTCCTTAAAGGAGGCATGGAAGAAAAGATGGAACCTTTTATGATGTCTTTTATGTGGAATATAGAAAAGATTTGTGGCAAAGGATCTTCAAAATCACTAGTCGATAAGAAGATGGTAGAAGTATTACCACTAGCATATGTTCGTGGACTGTCTATTGACAACTCTATTGTAATATTAGATGAGTGTCAAAACTTAGATTCTCATACCTTTAAAACTATAATTAGTAGAATTGGTGAAGATTCTAAGTACATCTTTTTAGGAGATGTCGAGCAAATAGATAGACGTAAAAAGCAAGAGTCTTGTCTTCAGAAGGTAATGGACATCTTTGCTGAATCCAGTATAGTAGGCACTTTAGAGTTTACAGATGCCGATTGTGTTAGAAATCCAATCATCCCAAAAATATTAACCAAACTTAGAGATCACGAAATCTAATTAGAAAGGAGGCAATTTAATTGTCTCCTTTTTTCGTTTGTACTAAAGTATTAAATTGTAAAATTAAGCTATTATTTTGTTTGATTTTTTCTTGGCATTCTTACTTTTATTCAAAATAAAATTGATAACTTTGCACTTAAACAAATATAAGTCGAACTTAATAATTAGTAATAAATGGAAATAGTATTTCAATTTTTTAAATATGTGTCGGAAAATTATGGGACAACTTTTGCAATGACCCTCTTCTTAATAGTTGCTATTTGATCTGGAATAGTTTTTGTTATCAAAACATTTCCAGATGTAGTTAAAGATTGCGTTGAAAACAATATAACAGACGCAACTGAAACTCACAGAAAAGGGACAATTATAAGAAAGAGTATCTCACCTAAAATTAATAAAATTCTATCTGATCTTGTTTTAGAGACAGGTGGTGATAGGGCTTTATTATTTGAGTTTTCTAATGGCACATCTAATCTAGCAGGTTTGCCATTTTTGTTTGTAAATGCCACATACGAAGCTCTAAGTTTCAGGGTAAATAGTGTAGCTGCCAACTATCAACGAATTAATGTTTCGCTAATGGCAGACTTTATATTAGAGTTAGAGGAGAATAATTTTTTCTATACAGATAATATAGAGGAGTTAAGGGAAACTAACCCATTTATTTACAATTGCTTAAAAACAAGTAATATAAGTTCAGCAATATTTTACTCTATTTATGGAGTAAGTAATAAACTTGGATTAGTAGCATTAACTTCAGTTAATAAAATGCTTGAAAAAAATGATGTCCTTCCAGCAATTGCTGAAGCTACACAAAGAGTAAGTTCTTTGTTGAGCTTTGAAGAGCTTGAAGGAGATTTTAATTAATATGAATATGGAAAATGAAATGAATTTTGACGGATTATTAGTAGATAAAGAAAATGAAGTAGTAAGTTATAATGACGAACTCCACAAATACTGGGTTAAGGAATCAAGCCAACCCTGTATATCAGTAACAACCCTTATTAAGCAGTTCGATAACTTTGATGAAGAGTTTTGGGCATCCTATAAAGCATTAGAAGCAGTAGCTAACGCTGATGTTTTTAAAGGAATTAAGAAGACGTTATTAGAAACTAAAGTATTTGCGCCTGAGTATATTGAAAGGGCTGGGGTTAGTAAAGAAGTTTATGACGCTAAACGAGATGAACTCTTGGGAGAATGGAAGGTTAAGAGAGATGAATCCTGTGTTAGGGGTACAGCGATACATAGAGAACATGAACTGGAACATCTATCTGGAAATACAATAGAGATAAAGAAACTTGGATTAGGTGGACAGTTTTCACCCAACATATCCAACAAGATTGAGCTAGGAGAGCAGAGAGTTTATCCAGAATTACTATTATCATACGTGTCTGAAGATGGTGAAATTAGACTTGCCGGACAAGCAGACCTTGTAATAGTAGATGGGAATGACATATATGTACTAGATTATAAAACCAATAAATCAATTGACGTAAAAGGCTTTTATGATAGAGCTAAAAAGAGATCAACCATGATGAAGTTCCCTCTAAATAACTTAGAGGATACAAACTTTTGGCACTATTCAGTGCAATTATCTACCTATGCATGGATGATACAACAACTCTTCCCTGAAGCTAACGTTAAAAAATTGATGCTAATTCATTACGACCACAGTAATAATGAAACAACATACGACTGTGAGTACTTAAAAGATGAAGTAGTAAGAATGCTTGATTTTTACAAAAAAGAACTAAGACATGAGAAATTTAAAAACTCAAAAAGAAAGCAAACGATTTAAAATTGTATTGCATCTAATAATTTTCGTTATTATCTGTGCTTTATATTTGTGAATGGCTTACACCATAGACTCAAATAAATTGGAGTATCAACAGGATCGTGAAAAAATTATATATGAGTACAATTTGAGAATAAGTGAAAAAGACAGTATAAACAACTCACTAAAGATTCAGCAAGTTGAACTGAATGGTAGAATAGATTCTTTAGAAGGATTAAAATTGAATGTAAATGATGAATACGATAATAAAATTAAGTCTATTTATGATGCTTCTATTAATGAGCACGTTAGGTGGCTGGAGTCAATCATTAAAAAGTTGAACGGTATACCAAATAAATAGTGATACACTTGTAGATTATAATTTTACAAAAGATCAATTAAAAAATCTTAGAATTTATGTTACCGAACTAGAACGAACTAAGGAAATTAATGACATTAACTTAAAAGAGATTGATGCCAAGAATTACTTAATAAGTAATCTCAGTAAGCAAATAGAGAATAGGGAATCAACTATTGCTATTAAAGATTCTATCATAACTTTCCAAGGATCAGAATTGACAAAGGCGGATAAATTTGGAAAAGAGCAAGAGCAATTAAAGATGAAATATAAAAAAGGAGCAAAATATTCCTTCTTAGGTGGAGGAATAATTGGAGTTTTGTTATGTTTGATATTAGGGATATAGCAACAGGTTTCTTCAATGATTTGATGAACCTAGAGAATGATTTATATGAAAAAAGAATAAAGATTTGTAGAGAGTGTAAATTGTGGAAAAAAGATAGTACCTTTGGGGAAATGTGTAACAATGATTTATACTATAATTCAAAGACTGATGAAGTCTCAGTAGATAAAAAGCCAGGATTTGTGAATGGTTGTGGTTGTGTATTAAGGGCGAAAACAAGGGTACCACACATGCACTGTCCTTTGGCTAGATGGTAGTAGATAAATAAATGTAAAATGTAAATGAAAATAAAAAATTATGAGCTTAAGAGAAGAACAAACAGGTGTACATTTCATGGGATTGACAAAGAGTAGCAAAACTGGTTTATTGGTTCCAGTAAATCCCCTTGCTGATCAAATAAACAATATGAAAGATGAGAGGGAGGCAGAAGACGCCAGAAATCTATTAATAGAACTAGAGAAGCAGAAGCAAGCTGATATTGAAGCAAAGTTAGCTAAACTAGAACTACTTCCTATGTTTAATAAAATCATCCTGTTACCTTATCCACAAAACCCATATAAAAAGGTTATGCAGGGCAATATCATTGTAGATTATAATGGTGATTTTGCTAATCCAGATACTGGAGAAAGAGATAAATTAAGAGAGTTGATTGGTTGTGCTAAAGTAATTGAGGTAGGACCAGAATGCAAGTATTTAAAAGAAGGAGATGATGTGTATTATGATACAAGAACAGTGTATCCAGTGCCTTTTATGTCTTTAGGTTATATGCTATGTGCAGAACAACAAATAATGTGTGTACTAAATGAAGGTCTGAAAGAAAGATTTCAGATCTAAAAAAATTAAATTATGGAAAATGATAATACGACAAAGACATATTTCTTGCCAGGAGATGTTGTAACTCTTAGACAAGACATCCCACACAAACCTAAAATGGTGGTTGTAAAAAAAGTAGATAAGAGAGTAAGAACATCTGAAATTGTAGGTAATTACTTTCAAGGAATTTTGTGTAGATGGTTTACAACTAACGGAGAATTACAAGAAAATATTTTTAATACAAAGGATCTGACCAAGTTATAGACATGAGATCTGGAATTTATAGAATAATAAACAGTGTGAATGGGAATATTTATATTGGAAGTAGTGTAGATTTAATTCGTAGACGAAAACAACATTTTATTGCATTATTAAACAATAAACATTTTAATAATCATTTACAATCTGCTTATAATAAGTATGGGGAATGTAATTTTGAATTTGAAGTTATAGAAAATATAGATTTTTGTGAAGATTTACAGGAAAAATTATTAGAAAGAGAGCAATATTATTTAGATTTACTTAAACCAGAATATAATATATGTAGAATAGCAGGATCTTTTGGAATGCAGCAGACTGAAGAAACTAAACATAAAATTAGTAATTCAACTAAAGGAGTGAAAAAATCTAAAGAGCATGCAGAAAATATAAGAAATGCACAGAGAGGAAAGAACTTAACTGAGGAACATAGGAAAAAATTATCAGATTCCGAAAAAAATAGAAAATCAGTTAGCCATAAGTCAAGTATAATAATTGACGGAGTAACTTACGACTCTATAAAAATTGCATCTGAGTTAACTGGAATAAATTATAATATTATTCAAAGAAACCTTAGAAATCAAAGTATAGAAAATTACTCCTATGTTAATAGTAAAGAAATAAAACCAAAGAAAGAACCAATTACGAAGGGATTAAGTTTTAAAAATACTCCAGTTATTATAGATAACGTTGAATATGATTCAGCATATATTGCTTCTAAAACCTTAGATATTAAAGTTGACACAGTAAAATATCGAATAGCTAGTCCGAATTTTACAAACTATAAATTTAAATAAAATTATAAAAAAAATGAATAACGAAGAGAAGAAATCATTATTTCCATTTTTCGCTTACCAGTTTTCTCAAAAAATGAATCCTGAAAAGTATGGAGCCACTTCCTCAATTGAGGAGTGGTCTCAGCTTTTACAGGAAAACGAAGCAGATGCCAATACTATTATTGCTGAAGCAGAGAAACTTACAGATGAAGATTGGAATGAGTTAAACAAACAGTATAGTGAGCAGAGGGCAAACGAAAAGTTAGAAGAAGTTCAGTATGCAGCTAAAGGAGCAAAGCTAAAGAAACTAAGTTCTATGAAGAGTAAGAAATGTAAGTGTGGTTGTTCCATGGTTACAACTAAAGAAGAGGGTGGTAAACTTTCTATGAAGTGTTCTTGCGGTTGTGGTATTAAGAAAAATCAAGAAGGTGGAGAAATTGCATCTATTGGCAAAACTTCACCAAACTTAGATAAGATTAAGAAAGCAAGTAATCTTAAACCTGCACTTAAGAAACTTCCTCCTAAAACAAAAAACAATTAATATGAAGCTTTTTAAATATGATAATGCAAATGAACAATTAACTTTGAATGTACCGGAGCTTTTACTTATTAAGGAATTTGCAGCCTTAGTAGATGAAGAACGGAATAAATGTAAGGAGGACAAGGGTGGAAAAAGTAAAATACGAGCATATAAAGAGTTTGCTTATATTTACTTGTTCTATGATTGGGAAAGTCCACTATCTAATGAGATAGAGAATGAGCGTCACCTTCGTGCATTAGTAAATTCAGGATTAACCGATTTAGAGTTTGAAGATAATACTTTTCAGATAGCCTGTAAAGAGTATGATAGACTTCAAAACTCGGCAATAGCAATTAGATTGCTTAAATCTGCAATGACCTCTGTGGAAACTGTTATCTTCTATCTACAAAATGTAGATGTTAATGAGAGGAACCCATTAGATGGTAAACCTATTATCAAAACTAAAGATTTAATTGCAGAGATAAAAGGCTGCAAAGATTTAGTTGTTGGTATTGAGGAGTTAGAAAAACAAGTAAAAAAAGGAATAGAATCTGATACAGGACTTCGTGGAAATACTGAGGCAGGATTCTTTGATTTAGATTAATTATGGAGTGAGATGTAAAAATAGGCGACCCCATTGAATACTTTGATCCATCACTAAGTTATGAACTAACTAAGTATAGACCAATCAATGGAGAGAAAGGATTAGATTTCAATCCTAACTGATTTAGAGAAGATGCAATGACAAAACTTAGTACTGGTAAATATTCAAAATATACTATAGGCTCTAGAGCATATAAAGAGTTTTGGATAGGAAGAACAGATAGGTGTGTCAACGGTTATGAAGTAAATGGATATAGATTAACAGGTGATAATTACTTTTGGTTAAATTTCTTCAGATTGAAGACATCTACTGGTGGTAAGGCATCTTCTGGACGTAGTGTGAGTTTTCCTATGTTTTTCGTATTCCAGTATGAGTACTTTCATTATGTAGAATTATGTGAGACTCTTGGAAAAGATGTAGCTTTACTAAAAGCTCGTGCGCTTGGTTTCTCTGAAATGGGTGCATGTTTGTGTGTAAGACCATACATAACTACAAAATATTACAGGGTACTTGCTTCTGCATTTTCTGAGAAACACTTAAAACCACTATTATCTAAGATTTGGTCACAATTAGATTGGCTTAACGTAAATACAGAATCTGGATTTAAAAGAGCTAGAATGGTGATCAATACAGCTACTCATAAAAGAGCATCTGTTAAGTTGAAAGATGGTTCAGAAGTTGGTAGAATGGCTGAAATTGAAGGAGTTGTTGCGGATTCACCTGAAAAGATTCGTGGTGACCGTGTTGAACGATTGTTCTTTGAGGAGGCTGGTTCAGATAAAGTTTTAAAAGAGAAGTACACACAGGGTGAAGCCTTGATTACTGTACTTGGTGGTGATAGAATTGGAACAAGAATTCTATGGGGAACTGGTGGTGATAAAGGCTCATCAGTAGAAGGTATTAAAGATATTGTTACTAAACCAGATGCATTCAATGTATTAAAGTTTAAGCATAACTATACACCAGATAATAAATATGTTTTAACAGCCATGTTTATTCCTGCACATAGAAATGTTATGGCTTTAGTAGATGAACGTGGGTGGTGTGACCCTGTAAAAGCTAAAGCATACTATGAGGAATTACGTAAGAAGAAAGCAGAAGATCCAAAAGGATTACTTATGTTTAAAGCTGAGTATTGCTTTACTATTGAAGAAGCCTTAATTCAACAAGGTGATAATATTTTCCCAAGAGAAGAACTTGCAGAACAATCTGCACAATTAACTATATACAATACAATTGATCCTCCTAAGAAAGGTCATTTAATCTGGACTCGCGATTCAGATGATAGACCTACTGGGGTTAAGTGGAAAGGTGATGAAACATATGGAATGATTCAAATACTTGAGCATCCTATGACTACATCTGATAACTTAGGATATAAGAATTTATATGTTGCGGGAATTGACTCTATTGATATTGGTACAGCTGACTCAGCTGGAACTGATAAGAAACCTTCACAATTCTGTATTGTTATAAAGAAGCGTGTATTCGGAACTTCGGAACCAAAATATGTAGCTATGTATAAGGATAGACCTAGAGATCCTAGAGAGGCATATGAGATTGCAGCTAAACTGTTAACTTACTATGGCTGTCAAGCTGTACTAGAGTCAACCAGAACTGCATTACTTACATACTTTAGGGATAAGAAATTCCTACATTTATTAATGAAAAGACCTAGATCTTCTATGTCAGATATTTCTAAAGGAAATCCAAACATGTATGGAGCTCCTGCAACTGTAAAAGTAATTGAACATTACAGGGAGTTAATATATGATTTTGTTATTGACTATTGCTATACTATGGGATTCCCAGATATGGTTAGTCAGTTACTAGAATACTCTGATGAGAAGAAGAAAGATTTTGATATTGTCGCGGCTATGGGTATGTGTGAATTAGGTGATGAAGAAATGTCTGTAAAGAAACCTGAAGCACGAGAGCCCCAAGCTAAGCAATTTCAGGACATAGGTTGGTGGAAAGATGCAAAAGGTTATAAACATTATGGTGCGATACCTAAAACAAATGAAGATCGCCATGCAAGAGAAAGAATTAGCAAACAAGATTCGTGGTTATATGAAAACTTGGTATAATGCCGAATATACAGGATTGATTGAAGTTCATAAACTAGACCCAGGGTACAAATGTGTCCTGGGTATTCCTAGTTATATGGCTCAGACTATCTTAACAATAGATACAGATGATGAGAATGAGTTCTTAGAATATATTTATCTTGAGATAAGAAAGAGAAATTATATCCGAAAAGAGGTTTATAAAGTAGTACGAATGGAGGAAGTAAGGGAAGAATAATATGAGTGAAAAGGAAAAAAGTGAAATAACTGAAAATATAGATAGAGCTATAGTTGAACTTGTTTATGAAAAGCAACAAGTAATAAAGGCTTATCAATATTATAACTGTAAAAGAGATGCTGAGCAATTTAGACATCTTGAAGAAAATTATGGATTGGGTACAGCAACATCAGTTGAGTTTATACCCTTAGCAAGGAAGCATATTGATGCACTTATAGGTGAGTATTTATCTACACCAACGCAACCAAGAATTTCTTGTAAAGATAAACAAACTCTATCCAATATATTTAAGGATAAGCAGAACAAAATCAACTTAGAAGTAGCAACAGAACTTAGAAGGTTGATGAAAAGTACTGTGCAAGCAGCAATAACTGGAGATAATCAAAACTCTACAGATAAAGAGTTAACAAAAAAACTTGAAGATTTAATAGAATCTTTGGATAGAAACTTTATATCTGAATATGAAGTAGCTGGTCAGAATATTATAAACTGGGCTATGCAGGCTAGAGTAATAGATTTTATGAATCAGAGAAAGATTCTATTAACTGACCTATTAGCTATTGGTATGGCATACTATAAAGTGTGTCCTTCTGCAGATGGAACTAATGTAAGACTAAGAGTATTAAATCCAATTAATACCTTTATTGATAGAAATCCAGAATCTCCATACTTGAAGAATTCTATGAGATCTGTTATCAGAGAATACTTAACAAAGGATCAAATCCTAGCAAGATATGGAAGATACCTTACAAAAGATGATTTAGATTTGCTAGATAATATCCAAGATGTTGCATCAGATGGTAGTGCATCTTACTTAAGGTCATTTGAGGCTACAACAGGTAACGTTGTTGACTCTGATGGTATCTTAGGAGGCTTCGAGGTTACACCACTATTACCGTACGAACGTAACACTTCAAAAAATTTCCGTACCTTTCCTGTGTATGAGGTCGAATGGTTGAAGACAGAGAAGGAAAATGGTGAATACGTGACTAATAGGTATGAAGGAGTTCGGATCGGAGCAACAATTTACATTCCTTTTGGTAAAGCAAAAAATGTAATTAGGTCTATAGATGCAAAAAATAGTTGTACATTGTCAGTAAATGGCATGTTCTACTCTGATAGAAATGGAGATCCATTTTCTTTAATTTTAAAGACTGCAAACTTACAAGATAAAAATGATATTCTATACTTCTATAGAGATAATTTAATTTCTGAATCTGGAACTACTGGAGATTGGTTGGACGTAGCACACTTACCTACATTCCTTGGCTCTGATGTTACAGAAAGATTGCTTAAGTGGAAAGCCTATAAAAAGACAGGACTTGCTTTATATGATTCCAATCAAGAAGGAACTCCTATGATGAATACAGGCTTTAATGGGTATGATGATAGCTTAAAGTTACAAACTATTCAAGCTATAGACTTAGCAATTCAGAGAAATGAAGATACATGTTCTATGATTACTGGAGTATTCAGAGAGAAACTGGGAGGCATAGAACAGAAAGATGCAGTTACTAATGTACAAGTAGGAGTAAGGCAATCATCTTATATAACTAAGCAATACTACCAAATAATGGATCTTCTTACAAGAGAAATCTTAATAGACATATTAGACTTATGTAAGATAGTTTATAAAGAAGGTATTTCAGGAGTTATTGTATTAGGAGAAAAACTAAACAAAATCTTTACTGCACTTCCTGAACATTATAGTTTTACAGATTATGATTTACATGTAGAAGATAGTTCAGAAATAATAAGAGAGCAGGAAACAATTAAGCAATTTAGTCTTGAGATGATTAAAGGAAATATGTTAGATCCTGACACATTACTTGAAATAGTGACTGCGAAGAGTTTAACTTCTATGAAGAATGATGTAAAGACTTCACTTGAAAAGAAACGAGAAGAGAATAATCAACTTGGACAATTATCTCAACAGGTACAGCAATTAAATCAACAACTTCAAGAGGCAGCACAAGAGGCACAGAAATTACAATCTCAGGTTAATAGCCTAAACGACCAGAAGTTACAACTTGAAAAGGATAGATTGAGTTTTGACAAAGAACTTGGTTGGTATAAAGCAAAAGGTGAGAATAAATTTAATACCCTTAAAGCCGAAGGTGATAAGCAGAGAGTTCAACTTGAAGGTCTACAGTTACTAGATGAAAGTGCAACTAATGACGAAGTACGTAATAAATAAAATTTATACAATTATGGTAAAAGAGATAAAAGAAATCCTCTCAGAAGTAAAAGAGAGATGAAAAGAAGAAATTCCTGATTTTTGAAAAAAGATTATGAAATTTTCCGTAACTTTGGGGACTAGTGCA